ACAGATGAACCAAGAGTAACAATCGCTGGTAATTTGTTGTGGAATGTGATAGAATGTAAACAAGACTAAATCATTATGGATTTTTTAAAAGAAATAGTAAAAGAGATTGGAGATGAATACACCCAACTCGCCTCAGAGGCCGAATCGACTGAAACATTTATTGACACAGGTTCGTACATTTTTAACGGCCTTGTATCAGGCTCTATATTTGGCGGTGTATCTAGGAACAAGATTACTGCTATTGCTGGTGAGAGCTCTACTGGAAAGACTTTTTTCTCCCTCGCAGTGGTTAAGAACTTCCTCGATAATAATCCTGATGGGTATTGTCTATATTTTGATACAGAAGCCGCAGTTAATCGTGGACTATTGGAATCTAGAGGTATCGATCTTGAAAGACTTGTTGTTGTTAATGTGGTAACAATTGAAGAGTTTAGAACAAAAGCATTAAAGGCAGTAGATATATACCTTAAGTCAGAAGAATCATCTCGCAAACCATGTATGTTTGTATTGGATTCTCTTGGTATGCTTTCTACTGAGAAAGAGATCAAAGATGCACTAGATGATAAACAAGTCAGAGACATGACCAAATCTCAACTTGTCAAGGGTGCTTTTAGAATGTTGACTCTTAAACTTGGTCAGGCAAAGATTCCACTCATAGTCACTAATCATACTTATGATGTCATCGGTTCTTACGTCCCTACAAAAGAGATGGGTGGAGGCAGCGGTCTCAAGTACGCAGCAAGTACGATCATATATCTCACTAAAGCTAAAGAAAAAGATGGAACGGAAGTCGTTGGAAATATTATCAAGGCAAAGACTCATAAATCACGTTTAAGTAAAGAGAACAAGACAGTTAAGATCAGACTCTACTATGATGAACGTGGTTTAGATAGATACTACGGACTCTTAGAACTAGGAGAACTTGGTGGACTATGGAAGAATGTCGCAGGCAGATACGAAGTCAACGGCAAAAAAGTCTACGGAAAACAAATTCTTGCAAACCCTCAAGAGTATTTCACTCAAGAGGTCATGGCGAGATTGGAGGAGATTGCCCGAGAAGAATTTAGTTATGGATAAGTTCATCAGAACCTATCCAATGTTGACTCCCGAAGTTTGTAAAACTCTTATAGACACATATCAATCTTCTAAGGAGAAAGAAAGAATAGAGAATTTTCTTACACCTCAGTTCTCTCAAGTAAATTTGAATGAGTTAAATGAAAAGGGATATCAAAAATTTACACAGTTGCTTTGTTATAAAGTATTAGAGATAGTAAAAGAATATAAGAAAGCTCTACCACAGTATACTGAATGGTTTCCAGAAAAAATATTCTTTGAAGAACTAAGAATTAAAAAGTATGAACCAGGCACAGATGATCAGTTTCTTCTTCATACAGATGTTCAAGATCATCAGAGTGCAAAGAGATATCTTGCCTTTCTAATCTATCTAAATGATGATTTCAAAGGGGGAGAAACTACATTTCCTTACAATAAATTGACAATTAAGCCAGAAACTGGTAAAGTATTAGTGTTCCCACCGACATGGCAGTATCCCCACAGTGGATTGCCAGTGAAATCAGGAAGTCCAAAATACATCATGAGTACATATCTTCATTATAATTAATGGAAACTATTGAAAATACTATCATTCAGAATCTTGTTACGAATGAGGAATATACTAGGAAGGTATTACCTTTTTTAAAACCAGATTACTTTGATAAGACGCATGAAAAGATAATCTTTGATGAGTGTGCTAAATTTATTGTTGAATATGATAAGTGCCCTACAAAAGAAATACTTAGCATTGAGTGTGAGAAGAGAAAAGATATAAATGATGATACTTATAAAGAGATAGTAACTTATCTAAATGATATTGTACCTACTCCTACCTCAGAAGATTGGCTTATAGATACTACAGAGAAGTGGTGTAAAGAAAGAGCAATCTATCTTGCACTGGTCGAGAGTATCTCTATTGCAGATGGACATGACATCAAGAAAGGTGTTGATGCCATCCCTGCCATCTTATCTGATGCACTAGCAGTAGGATTTGATAACCATGTTGGACACGATTACTTAGAAGATTATAGTGAAAGATTTGACTTCTATCACAGAAAGGAAGATCGAATTCAATTCGACCTCGATTTTTTCAATAAGATTACGAAGGGCGGCCTTCCAAACAAAACACTTAATATTGCTCTCGCTGGCACTGGTGTTGGTAAATCTTTGTTTATGTGTCATGTCGCAAGTAGTGTTCTACTCGAAGGTAAGAACGTACTATACATCACGCTTGAAATGGCTGAGGAAAAGATTGCAGAAAGAATTGATGCTAATCTTCTAAATATTCCTGTTCAACAGTTGACAGATATTCCTCGTCAGATGTTTGAGACTAAAGTTACTAAATTGTCTGAGAAGACTCAAGGTAATCTCATCATCAAAGAATATCCTACTGCAGCTGCACACTCAGGACACTTCAAAGGTTTGTTGAATGAACTTGCATTAAAGAAATCATTCAAACCAGATATTATATTCATAGATTATCTAAACATATGTGCTTCATCACGTTACAGGGCTGGATCAAATGTTAACTCGTATTCCTATATTAAGGCGATTGCTGAAGAGCTCCGTGGTCTTGCAGTGGAAACTAATGTACCTATCGTCTCCGCCACTCAGACGACTCGTTCTGGTTTTAGTAGTAGTGACGTTGACCTTACTGATACGTCAGAATCCTTTGGTCTCCCTGCCACTGCTGATCTTATGTTCGCTCTNATTAGTACGGAGGAACTTGAGGAGGTAAATCAGATCATGGTCAAGCAGTTGAAGAATAGATACAANGATCCNACNNTNAANAANAGATTTGTAATTGGCATTGACCGTGCAAAAATGAAACTATATGATGTAGAACAGAGTGCTCAACAAGATATCATTGACAGTGGACAGGATTTAGAGTATGATAATAAAGAAGAAACTAAAAAAATTGCAAATAAGTTTGCAAAAATTAAATTCTAATGACAGTTGACACTAAAAAATACATTGAGTTTGTCTACGGAGTAACAAGTGCTCCTAGTCAAGATTCTGATATTCTACAAGCGAGAATAAATGAACTTGTTGCAAATAAGGCAGACGTATCACACCTTCTGACTGCTGCACTAGGATTGACTGCTGAGTCAGGTGAGTTTACTGAGGTAGTAAAAAAGATATTACTACAAGGTAAACCATATAATGAAGAGAATGTCTTCCATATGAAGAGAGAATTGGGAGACATCTGTTGGTATATCGCACAGGCTTGTATGGCACTTGATACAACCTTTGATGAAATCATTGAAATGAATGTAGAAAAATTAGAGAAGAGGTATCCAGGCGGAAGTTTTGATGTACACCACTCCGAAAACAGACAACAAGGTGATCTCTAGTATTTGTATACTAGGAGGTGGCACATCTGGTTTTGTAACAGCTGCCATTCTCTCAGAGTATTTTACTAATGTAAAGATAAAATGTGTATATTCTTCTAGTATTGGAAGAATAGGAGTAGGTGAATCAACTCAACTGGCAATCAACGATGTATTTCAGTTTCTTAGATTAAGAGACAAGGATTGGATGCCTAAATGCAATGCAACCTATAAAACTAATATAAAATTTGAAGGATGGTCTGATGCAGATTTCTTCTATCCCTTCGGGGATTTGACAGGAGATGATGTATCAGATTTTTTCATACTTACTCATCTATTTCCAGAGATAAAGTACAATCAGTTTTCTAGGTTTCATAGATATCATTCTAGATTTGGTGAACTCAATAGATTCACAGATGAGGGTTGGGACTTTCATGAACTCACTGCCTATCATTTTGATACTGACAAGTTATCTCAAGTATTTTATGAGGTTTGCTTGGGAAATGGCGTAGAATTTGTTGATGATAAGTATATCCGTGCTGATAAAAGTGATGATGGTAACATAGCATCTATAAAATGTGAGAACGGAACACATGAGGCGGATCTATTTGTAGATTGCACTGGGTTTCACTCTGAATTATTGGGTAAAGTCATGGGAGTTCCATACAAATCCTATGCAAATACACTCATAAATCACAGAGCAATCGCAGCA